GATACGTGGATACGGAAAGCAAGTGATAAACCACAGGAACACAGCAGCTTCTAAACCTGTCTTACCAACACCCTGTCCAGATTTAATACTGACCTTCGGATTGTGTGCCAAGTCCATGGCCGCCTCTGCCTGCCATTCATCAGGCTCAAACTGCAATACCTCCCGGAAATAGATGACAGGATTATCTCTCCATATCGGCATGCTTTCATCAAGGAAGTCCGACAGCCAATTCATACTATCCATCGTTCTCCCTCCTTGCTTTTATGACGCTTTCCGCCCAGGTTCGAACAAGTTCGTTCCCCTTGCTCTCCCCGGCTTCTTTCCTCTTCTCCATTCTTAGTTTGGCAAGAGCGTCCACCGCCTTTGTTTTCTGGGCCTGTACAGATGTTAATTCCTTTTCAAGCCTTGCAACCAGATCGGCAGTAGAGGCAGTCATTGTTTGCATACTGTAATGTTCTCCTGGAAGTCTATCTCCTTTATTCACTTTATCAAGCACTCTGCTTTCATAAAGCTCTTTCTCGGCATCATCTTTAAATGTCCTCTTCTCCTCAAACTTCGTTACTCCAGACACATATACACCGCCTTTTGCGTCCTTGTACTTATTGATCGCCTTCATAATTCTGCGCTCTCTAACTGTGAATAGCATAATCTGATTCAGAAGCATTTCCTCTTCATCTTGCGGCATAGTTTCAATCAGCTCTTTTTCCTCATCATCGAGCGTATCCCAGTAGACTGCGGAATATCCTCCATGCTTCAGAGCATTCTGTGTTCCAGGTGGAGCTCCATGTCCTTTTGCATTCTGTTTGCCTTTGCAATTTTTATTTCCAGGCTGTCCACCTCGTTTGCGAGCGTTCGTTTTCTCCTTCTCTTTCTTTTGCGAACGTTCGCCTTCTTTTTTTTTACTACTCTCTTCCCATTTCTGAGTTGATTTCCACCGACGGACTGTTCCCTCTGGCTTGCCGAGTTTCTTTGCAATATCAACAAGAGCCATGCCATCATGAAACAGCTTTTCCGCTTCGATACTGTCAGGGCTTCTTGCTCTCGGCACAGCCACCACCTCCCTTTTCGTATTTTTTTCGGATAGCACAAAACCGGGAGGCACTCATTCACCTCCCGCCGATTTTGTTCTATGTATTCTATAACAAAAATCAAACTTTTGTCACAAATTCTGCTTTCGAGAATCCAGAAACTCCTTTTGTCATCATGTTTAAGAAATCCTCCTTTGTGAAATCAGATAATCGGAAGATCTCTTCCGGCTTCATTCCGAGCTGTTTCCCTATTTCATCTACGGTTTTTCCCTCATTCATGAGTTCTTTTACAATCGCCTTCATAGGCTCTAACAAGTGGGTACCTCTCGCTCTGTTATGCGTTACGGTACCATAGATGTCCTCCGATCTCTCCGAATGTTCAACGATAACAATAGGCACCTTCCCGCCAAGCATAGACAGCAGCGGCTCTTCGCCAGAAACAGTCCATCGATGGAATCCGTCTATAATCGTATAATCCGGTCTTACAACAATCGGGAGTGTCCATCCATTGGTAAGAATGGACTGCGTGAGCAACTTTAAATTTTCTTTTGAAACTTTGTTCGGGTTGTAATCATTTGGTTTTAATCTGCTCCGCGGTATCCATTGCAGTGTACCAAGCGGGGCGAATAATTTATTTTCCATGTCTGCTTTCCTCCGTTTTCTTTGCCTCAGATATGTATTTCCCATAAATCCGATGATATAACGCACGGAATGTCCTCATTTTGGGATCGCCAGAAATGAGACCTTCGTATATGTGCTTGAAGTCCTCTGGTTTTGCAATGGATGATACCTGAAGGAAAAAGTTCCGGTACCTCTCCGCAATATGTCTTTTATGCGGTGTATCAAAGAACACGCCCATATTCGAGAACATGTATATGAGTTCTTTCTTGTAATCTTTTTCCTGGGATCCGTCTTCCATCGTCCTCCGTTTCCTGCTACTCCGGCCAAACATTTCGCTATCCCAGTAAAGTGCCGCCAGATATGCATTTGGCTCTCTGCGTATGATCCGTTCCATGAGATCCGGATAATACTCATTCATCTTTACCAGTGATCTGGCCGTATCTACGGAAAAGAACTGTGACACTCTAAGCTGTTGCTTTGAACTCCCCGACTGCCACAAGAACAGGTATATTTCCGGAACATCAACCTTTTCCTGTTTTAAGTACAGCCATACATCATTGTTGGTCCAGTCATATATAGGGAAGACCTGTCTTTTGTTCGTCATGGTCTTCCCGGCCCGTGTCATTGCTGCGATGTTCTGCAAACGCTGCAATGATTCGGCGGTGCGGATGCCTACCATTGTGATTCCGGAAACACATGTTCTCGGAAGAAAATCTTGATACGCATCTATTCTTGGCCGTAATAATTTATGATTTCTAATAGCAAACTTCGGTGGTTGCCTTACCCAAACATCTTTCTTCGTGGAATCCCAACATATAAATGTCTCATCATTCGACAGGGCATTGAAACAGTTGAAATGTTTTACCTCTATGCAAAACCATTCAAATTTTGCCCCCATCATCATAAACTTACGTCTCCACTTCTTCGTCATTTCTTCCATGCACGGAAAGATTGCCTCTTCGTCTATGAACTGGACGGTCAACTGCCTTATGTCTATTTCCCCGCGGTTTGCAAGATTCATGATTAACTTAGCGACACATAGGCTGTCCTTTCCTCCGCTAAATGAAAAGAATACCGGAAGACCGTTCCTAAACACATTCTTTATCCGTATCTCAGCAGCTTTTACCACATCTATATTGGATTCGCAGCGTTTTACAGCCATATCTTCTCACCACACTTTGGACATATCACAAACCTTCCTGCTTCAGCCGGCGCTTGATTGGATTCCGCATTACACTCTTCTGATTCCGCAATATGCTCAACCGGTTCTTCCGGATGGGATTTGTTTTCAAATGCTTCTCTTTGTTCCCTTTTCTCATTTGCCTCTTTTATTTTTCTTACCTCTTCTTCATCCAGAGTTCCATACTCAGATATTTTTTCTGTGATCTCGTCCGCATCAGCGACCATCTGCTTTAAAATTTCTTCATCGAATCCGGGAATGTCCAAATCTCCGCTCAGTTCTTCCAAGAATTCGTTCAATGTATCCAGGTTTTCTATTCCAAGAGAGAAGATTTTATTGTCAGCAATCATCAGCTTTTTCTTCTGTGCTTCCGTCAAATCTTCATACTTGTAAACCAATGCTTCTTCCCGGTTCATTCTTAGCAAAGTTTCATACAATCCATTTCCGGCCAAGATCGTGTTATTTTCATCAATAACAATAGGTCTGATTTGACCAAACATTTTGACGCTTCTTTCAAACTCCTGCAACTGCTTTTCTGTATGGATTCTAATATTGCGTTCCGGTCGGATAAGATCTTTCAGCTTCATGGTTAATTGTTTCATTGTATTTTCCTCCAAATCTCAAAATTTGAAGGAGCAATGAGGCTACCTGCAAATAGCCTTTTTAAAGCGATTTTAAAAATTCTGCGGCACTTTCTATAAACTCTGCCGCTTTCTTTACGATATCTTGGTCTATTTCATACACTTCCTCCCATCCATTCTCTATGGATCCAGTCCATTGTCTCGCTGGCCATGGATGCGTTCCGCAGAGAAAGCCATTTTTCCACCCGTAAATCGGAGGAATTGCCAGTTTATGGTAATGGATATAAGCAAGTATCTCTTCATGGCTCCATGCAGCTAAAGGACTATATCTGGTGATGCCCTTTCCATCGGTATAGATGTTCGATCCTCTTCCGCAATAGTTTCCATCTGCGCGGCGCCGGCCGAGCAGGAGTAAGTCCAGCTCATGCGCCTTATAGTATTTTGCCTGCGCTCTATGTTGAACGATTGAAAACCACTTCGCCGCCGTGGCGCTGTCCTGCGGGAACAGCATATTCAAATGTTTTGACAGCCATTCAAGGTCCTGCCCTGTGTTGATAATCTCAAGTTCTTTCGGTTTGTACCGATCTACCCATTTCAAAAAAGCCGGGTACTCTAGGTTGCAGATCGCCATCATGCAATCAGTAACTCCGCTGTCCCGGCATATTTCTCCAAGGACGAGGCTGTCCTTTCCGGCGGACCATGCGTATGCAGCTTTCTTCCCGTCAGTCATCTGCCGGATTTCCTCAACGGTTGAGCGCACCTTTTCATCCAGTACCTCTCTTGAAACCAGTTCTTCAATGCGCTTTTCAGCTTTCAACCATTCCTCATTCTGTATTGATTGCTTTTTACCAAGCACTCTTTCCATGCCGCACCTCCACCTTTGTAACTATCATCCCTACAATTCCGCCCAACAGCACTGTTGCAAGGCTTCCAAGGGTTTTATATGGTCCACTGTTCAAAACCGTTCCGTAGGCGAAAATAGGGAGTCCTACGGCCAAGGCAGATATAACTCCGTACTGTATTCCTTTCGGCGTAAACTTTACTCCCTTCAATGTCATGACGGTCGGCAACAACGTTGACGCCCTCAACGTTCCATAAAATAGAAACAGGTGCGTGACTGTCATCCCCGGTATATTGGCAATCAGGATACCCGCACAAAGCAGGGAGATCATAGCCAACTTTGTTTTTTTGAGTTCCTTTCCACCACTCATATCTGTCACAAGCGATGATGCTGCGCATAAATTACTGTCTACCGTTGATAAAAGTCCAGACACTATCATGAACAGAAACGGCAGCACCGCCCAAGCCGGGAACATCTCTTGAATCAGCTCAAAATTGATAACACCAAGATCTTTCGCCTGATATCCAATCCCTGCCCCGGTGAATCCGAGAATACCCATAGAGAACGGCACCAGTCCGAATAGTATCGCTCCAACAAAAAACGCGCGGCCGATTCGATTGCTCTTGACGGCAAACGCCCTCTGCCAGAATGATTGATCTCCGAACGGACCGGAAAGCAGGCCGATTGTAGTCGGTAGTCCAAATGCGAGGAACACATCTATACCGTCTTCCGACCAAAATGACGTATAATTTCCAGATATTCCGTGTATTCCTTCCAGTATTCCAGAAGTTCCGCCGGCTCTGATTGCCATGATCAGGAACGCCACGCTTGCCGCCAGCATAAAGGCCATTTGTATAGCGTCCGTCAGCATGGAGGCCTTTATTCCCGAAAAGAGGGAGTAAGACAAAGCAATGATAGCCAATAAGACCGTAACAAGTTCAAACGGTGTTCCGGTCGCCACGCTTAAAACCTGGCCTCCGGCCAAGAGCTGCACTCCGGTCGATAATACAGAAAGCCCCATGAGCTGAAAGAGATATACACGCTTAACTCCGTCCGATTTGTACTTATCCCTCATGTAGCCAGACAATGTAATTCCTTCTGGCATTTCCCTCCGTATCCTTTTCGCAAACGGTATGAAAAGGATCAAGCATAATACGTTTGGTACCAAAAACCAAAAAAGACCGACAAATCCATTCGCATACGCTTTTTCCGTAGATACAAACAGTGCCGGTGCCCAGATCCATGTGGCTGCTATACTTAAAGCAGACATTATCCAATTTTCCTTACGGCTTCCAACGCAGAATCTTTCCACGTTTTTTTCCTTTTTGGTAAATATCAGTGTTGCAGTGATCATAACCACTGCGTAGATTGCTAAGATTGCAAATCCATTCATCGTAAAATCTCCTTTTGCTTTTTAAAAGGAGCATTCTCTCATCTTCTTTTTCTCTTCCCCCTCCCCAGAATAACTGAAAAAAGCCACCGGGCATCCCCAGTGGCTCATGGCTTTATGATAAGATTTTACTCCCTTATCATACTCGCTATCCGTTATTAAGTCAAGTTTAACTTAACCATATCCGTTATTTTTAGAAAAACCTTATAGAATCAATAAAAATGCAATCCATTTATTCCGAAAAATAAAGCTGAAAGTCTTTCCTCTGCCGTCTTAATGTCATCATAAATTGTTACTTTGCTTACACCATGCTTTCTTGCCAATTCTGCTACCGATGCATGCTCTTTTGTTATGTACATAGCTTTGATCACCTTGTACTGACGTTTTTCTTTTTCCCCAAACTTCCCGCAATACATCCGATACACATCAAGCATTCTATCCACATGGGATATGATAATACTTGTTCTTTCAGAGGATTCTTTGATTGAATTTACAATCACTCCATCGCTCGCCTTCATAGACATAAGATCTTCTATCACCTCTGCGGTGGTCTTTTCAGCATGTTCTCTCTCATACACAGCCTTCGTACAACTTTCTTTCAGAGCCCTGTAATTTCTAAGAAGCAATCTGGTATTATGTAAGCGTCTGTCTTTCAATTCCTTCTGCGCTTTCCTATGCTCTTTTTCCATTGTTTCAGCCGCCACCGAGGCTCCGGCCAACGCTGCCTTTGCGATAATATCCTCAATTTCCTCTTTTGTAAGAGCAACAAATTCAACTCCGCTTTTTGTGTCCATGGTTCATTTCCTCCTCTTGCCTATGTATTGCCTGTATGACGCCTTCCTTAAATTCCGCCTTCTCCTTTTCCGACATACCGCTATCGCCAAGAGCAGCATCCAGCGCCTGCTCTGTCCCGCACTCCGGGCAAATTAAAGTTTTATTGTCCAATCTCGATAATGCCGGTATTCCCTCATATTTTCTATTACATATCGGGCATACCTGTATCCCCTCTGGTATCACTTCCCAACACGCTACGCAATGGTCTTCCATAGAATCAATCCTCCTCTTTCTTGCTATCAAACATTCCGAGTTTAAACCCAAGCTGCAGACACCCCTCAACGATCAGTTCAATCTCTCTGCCCGACACATGACACATTGTAAATTCCAATACTGCACTTCCATCTTCCTCTTTCATGTTACAGAAAAACCCTTTATCAATAACCTTTTCTGTACCATCCTCATAATGTATCACTATTTTCTTAACATCCTTCTCTTCTTCCATCTCTTTTCTCCTTCCTGTATGGACAATACTTCCATACACAATTCACTTTGTATCCATTTTTTATATATTCTTCATTGGTGCATTCACCATTTTTCCCATCATATATGCACTGTCTGCAGTAATTTTCGTGCGTGGGAAACAATATTATCTTTGCCATATCCTTACACTCCATCCGGGAGAGCTTCTGGAAAATCGAAAATATTCATTTGGCCAGGGATGTCTTCATTCATTTCATTTTTTCCAAAAGTATTCTCTAAGCCGCTTACTTGCGACCAGCATTCCGGTCCATATCCGCGTCTCATACTTTCCGGATCCGTAAGTTTCTTCCCACACTTTTGACACTTTGTGTACACAACACAGCCCTCCCTTTAATTATGAGTGGCATCAAAATTCTCCTTTGCCCATTTATTTCCCGTAGCATACACTTTAGAGCTTGTCCTATCGTATGGCGACATTGGTTTGGTACAAAATTCTTGTTCGATAAAGATTTTTTCCGATGCCTGTTTAAACTCATCGAACGTAGGAGTTTCTCCAAAAACCCATCTAATCTCTGATTTATTTACCCATGATTTAAAATTATAAATCCCTCTTGTCTCGCTAAAACAGAAACTGATACTCATATAGGTTGTTGCCTCTTGCGGATCATTCCATATCCCTCCAGAAAATCCAACGTCTCCATCATTTGTCTTTGGATGAATAACTCCAAGGCTCCATCTAATTTTCCTCGAAAAATCATCATACGCAAGATTTCTCATATACTCAGCAAGCTGCTGTAATGTGATATTGCTTTTCATATCCGTTAATACCTCCTCTTTGCCTCACTCAAACTTGCCATATTCCTTTTTTGCAGATCTTCATAAAATTCCGCATTCGCATTCGTGACCTTATAGCATATCCTTTCGCCAAAAAATATAATATATGTATCTGTCAGCAATTCGTGAAATACCGTAGTGTACTCTTTTGTCATAGCGCATCCGCCAATGGCTGGGCTTCCATCTTCAGTAACGTCAAATCCAGTACAAGTGCTCCCCCATACTTGTGGAAACATTACGGCATCTATTTCCGCATATGCATATTTATTGTTCCTTTTCTTCTCTTCGAAGATCTTCAAAAACTCTTCATCTTGAGATAATGCTACTCTTGCTTTGTACTCAAGCAGTTCCAAGTTCGGATATCTTGCATTCACAATACCACGCTCCTATCTGTATTCTTTTCCAGTATGCTTGTCCTTTAGGACAATCCGGCCGACAACCTCAAATCCCGCCAGCTCCGCAGTCTGTTTCATAATCGGTATAAGGTTACTGATTACCGCTGCTCTCTCCATCTCCCGCCGATTCTCTTCTTTTCGGATATTTCTCCATGCCAATCCGGCTGTAGGATCCGGATATCCTTCCCCGTTTTTTCCCATGTTGTCTGGCATTTTTTCCTTCCTCCCCTCTTAATATCTGTTCTCCCTGAGCACGTATCAAACACTCTGCACTATTCATCTTTCACTTCATTCCTCACTCTCCCTCGACAGCCTTGCATTTGCAGCTCTGGCTTTTTTCTTCAGATTTCTTTTCCACCGTCGGATAGTTTCAGCCTTGGTGTGATTTCTTGACCATGTATAATCATCCAAAATATATCGTCCTCCATGTTCGCATTCTCCATATGCAGGCATCCTTCTATGTCCCCTCTTCATTTTAACCACATCCTTTCTCTGGATTGTAGGATTCTGGAAGCGGTCGCCAGGCAATAACCTTTTGCTTAACAACTCTGTTCGGAAGCGCCCATTTTCCGTCTAATGTGTGAGCAGTTATCGTTTGTCTTGTTCCATCTTCATATTCAACAGTCACATTCACATCACTCGAGATTTTTTCAAACATGGATTCAGACCATTTATCTGTTCCTTTCCATTTTGCGAACATACTGTTTCTTTCTTCTGGTAGTCCATCTTCTACGAGAATCCATCCTTCATTTTCCGTATCAGATAAATGATTTTTAACTACATCGTATGCCATGTCAGCAGCCTCATTCCATCCATATTCAGCCGATTCATACCTATCTGTGATTCCGGCATCTTCCAATCCACATCCAATGCCATCAATTGGATATTTCATTTCTTCAATCTCCTGTAATATTTTTTCTATTGTTGTCATATTTCAATTTCCTCGCTTTCTTGAAGAATCTTGCTTGCGCTTTGCAACTGAATAATCATTGCATCCAAATATCCGACCAGAAATGCTCTTGCATTGTGTATTGCTTCTTTCAGATCATCCGTTTTCATGTCCTCTTTATCAATATTGAATTCATTGCAAGAAAGAAACCACGTCCCCGGAATATGTATGTACCTATGAACTCTGAACTTGATTCCACATACTTCCAGTTCAACAATTCTCGGCTTCCTGTCTTTGTCGTTTTTGCTGTGCGTTGTAACGTCTTTTACTTTTATCTTCTCCGATACTGTCATGTCAGTCCCCCCTTCCTAAATGTCAGTTTTTCCAACCTTCTCACCGTTTTTGTACCAGGTAAATTCAAACCTTCCAGCCGGAATATCGATAACAAGTTTTGGCGAATATTCTACTTCTTTGCAGGACTCAGTTGAAATAGCCCAATCCGGCCACTCATCATATTCATCAACTTTACTCACCCCAACCATCCAGCAGCCGTTGTCAGCGGAAGCCCTTGAATACTGTCCTATTACCATCAGTCTGCCATTCTGCCCACAATCGATCACACACTGAATGGGTTCACAGTTTCCGCAGTTATCAATATCATCGCCAGTCACACCATATTCTCCAAATGTATCATCGCTATATCCGTAAAAACATAATCTGTGCATACTATTTTCCTCCTAAATCATCATTTTTTCTTTCCTTTTCCGTACTTAACGGCCAGTGTCATTGCATCTTCGCCTATATCTCTTGCGGTTTCCTCTTTCTGACGCTTCGCCAGACACCTCTCTTTCGCCGCATCATAGTTATATTCAATCTGTTCCGAAAGCCGATCTGCCATTCTAGTGAATTTATCCCGGTAATATGCAGACCATTGAATGTCGTCTCTTCTTATTTCGTCAACCATCCGGACGTAATCCCTTAACATGCATATGATCAGCACTATGTCGAGATAGGAGCAGCTTACAACATAATCGCACATGAGCTTTAGGTTTATTGCTTTCTCTATCATCACCTGCTTTTGTTCTTCTTTTGACATTTTCTCCTCAACATCATGAAGAAACTGGAAAAGGAACCACAATCTATCTTCTCTGTCTTCCATCTCATTATCCTCTCGACTAATCTTCCACTTTCGCTAGCCGGTATAAATCCTTTCTATCTTCCCCACACCATATCCGTTCCCCTTCCGGAGTTTCAATCGTCACAATCCCATCTTTAAACCTGTACCCTTCAACAACTCTTCCCCTTTTCCATTCTCCATTAACAAACATCTCCGCTTCCTGCCCGACAACATGCGGAAAAATTTCCTCGTTTTTGCAAAGCTTTTGATCTATAATCGGTATCAAGACGCGAGGAACGCAAATCATATGCATCCTTGTTGGAGCGGAAACGATCTTCTTGAGCATGTGTATATAGATTTCCTCCGGAGCAGCCTCTTCAAGCCACTCCGGTATATCCGTATTTATTTTTTGCGTTACTTCTAAGCTGTTACACTCCTCAGCAATTTCATGGATTAACACTCTCATTTCTTCTGTTATTTTCCATCCACCTCGCAGAGTAGGTTGCAAGTCATATTCCAAAAGTTTTTTTACCTTCTCATCTATATTACTCATTTTGATGCCCCTTTCAGCATTACCGGAAGAACCAACGCTTTCATATCTGAATCCTCCGCCTGTACAATCATCGGAGTTTTAGATCCCGAAAAGTTCAATGTAATGTTTTCGCATGTGAATGCTTTTATCGTCTCCAGAACAAGCCGAGAATCAAAGCCGATTCGTATCGGATTTCTAATCGGTTCCTGCAAAGCTACTTTTTCTTGGTAGTTCGTTACTTTATCTTTCAGTATTAGGTTTATTTCTCTGTCAGACACATCAAATTCAGCCGGAACATTTTCATCTGTACACATCTTCGCTCGTGTCATGGCTCCGATCAGCTCATCACGATTTACAATAGTGTAGTTATCCATCTCAATAAACATCTTCTGATATGGTATGTACTTACCGTTATAAATTCTTGTGTGAATTACATAATTGTCCGTCTTGAAAATCGCACTATTGCTGTCGTAAGACAGGTTCACATCATCATCCATTCCCATAGAGGTAAGTTTTTTAGCTGCTGTTTTAGGTACTATCAGTTTCAGATCAGAAACTCCAGAGGCTTTGATCTGGTCCCAACACATTACATGCCCATCCGTCGCCGCAAGATTCATGCATTCTTCTCCACCTTCAAGATATATTCCCTCTAACTCCTGGTGTCCCGGTGACTTATCTGCAGCTGCATATAGAACATGAGAAAACGATTCTATCAATAATTTTCCCGGAAGGATTATCCCGTTTTCCTCTCCAGTTTCTATCTTGCTATACATAAAATCTTCCGCAGGAAATGACTGGTAACTATTCTTAATCTTTTCCATCTGTATCGTTACAACATACTTCTCATCGCACTTTACTTCAACCTCGCCTTCCGGGAGATTCTTTATCAAATCAAACGCCTTTGCAGGAAGTATGAATGATTCCTCATCAGCACCCTCTACCTTGACCTGTATCGTTATTTCGTTGTTCGCAGCTATTACATAACCTTCTTTGATCAGAACCCCTCCCAAAGCCGGTCTCTGTGGATTTTTCTGAACAACACTTTTTACTTTGTCAATCGCTCTTACCAACTCATATTTTTTCAGTTTCATTCTTTCTCTCCCTCCCGAAGTTCTATGCCGTCCAAAAATCGCAGAACTCCATTTAAGTATTTAATTTTGTATGCTTCAAGATCTTTTTCGTCCATGTATTTATGTCCATAGATTTTTTTCATATCGCGGAATACCACCCATGGAACACGATAAAATTTATCAAGCCCTATCGAAACCACCAGAAAGCACATTGCTCCAAGTTTCATATATCTTTCAAAGCATTCCTCCTGTTCCTCAGTAACTACGCTTCTCATGATTTTTTCTTTATCGGTGTGTTTTGCATCAAACAAGACCATTGTTGAATCCATCAATACACCTTTAAAATCCGGCTGTGCCTGTTTTGCAAAACAGCAGATAAACTGCCCTCTTCTTCTGTCATATGGCTTCAAGACTTTCATCGGTTCTGGCGTCTTCTCTATTACGGAAATCCCTCTTTCTTCATAAAATCGGCAAGCTGCACTAATCATTCCTTCAAAATATTCTCCCGATGCCCGAGATCTACTTCCCGTTAATGCCCTACTGTATGTATCCATGCTCTGTTGCCACCTTTAATAATTTATTGATTGTAACTGCTCCAATTCCCGCAATCTTGGACGTCTGCAGTTCTTCAAGGAATTCCCTTGTGCCCTTACCGCTTCCAGATTCCTTCTTCCCGCTATTAAATCCTTCGCTTCTGGCTTTTTCCACTCTATCCTCGACATAGTGAACAAGCTGTTCATCTGTCATTTTCCTCATCTTTACGGCCTTTTCGTGAATCCGCACCTCATCTTCAGTTCTTCTACAATTTCTCTTACTCTTACCCATGTCTGCTCCTTTACTTTTCATTTTCTAATCCTTCCAGTTTTGGTATTTCAACCCCATGTTCCTTGCACCATTTGATAAAGCATGGCCGGCACATATAAGCGAAGCTGCTTGTTTTTCCTCCTCGCTTCGATCTGGCTGACAAAGATACCATTTTATTTTTCTCCATTTCATCATGGCACTCCACACATTCTCCCATCAGCTTCTTCAGCACCTTCTCGCTTTTCTTTCTGACAAGCAGTTGCTCTGGGAAATCTCTCCGCATATTTTCTTCCCCAACAATGTTTATGAGGCTGTCTTTCATGAATATCGGCGTATGCTCACGATCTGCCAATTCAACTATTTTCCAGATCCACTTCGCATCCGGTATTACCTTCCCGCGGCGCAACCCCGTTTCTGCACCTAGGATTACCCAGTCAACTTGTCGGAATAACAAGTTGTGTTTCTCTGGCTGCATATCCTCCAGTATCGGCTCAATGCTCACAAATCTGTTTCTGAAAGCCGGCAGAAAATTGAACCTGTGCATTTCGTCTTCCCTGGTTATGCTCGTTCCGTAAAACATATTGTCAGCACTCAGAAGATCCAGATCTGCATACCGTTCCGGATTCTTTGTAAGGAACAGGTAGTTGTGCTGCTTATGCTCTTCGCAGCACTCAAAAACCTCCCTAATCCAAGATTCCGGCACCCAATCTCCAAATACATCGGCCACAGCGCCGACAAAAATATTTTGCCCCATCTTTAATTTATCCAGCGTGTTTATACGGTACCTGTGAAGCGTAGGTTCAAAACCAAACGGATATATGATCTGCTTTCCGTTTTCTCCAATGAATGGCTCGTCCAGAATGTATCCTCCCTCATCTTCCCGGTATTTGTCTTTCATTGTTTTATTCAGTTTTACATTTCCGCAAAACCGCTGACTAATCTTCCTTGCATAGCAATATTCACATCCATGGCGGCATCCGGTAATGATATTCAACGTATGATCACACCACTCTATTTTCGACCGGTTCATATTCTCTCGCCTCCTCCATTCTTGGCAGCTTGTCGAGAAGATTGCATGCTTCTTCTACGGCCTGTCTTCGGTAATCAAAATATCCATAGTCATCCTTGACTCTTATTAAGATCTCCACAACTTCTCCAATTTTCATAATCATTCCTCCCAGTATTCAACGGTGTACTCCATCTGTCCGTTTTTCTTATCTTCCTGCCCTGGAACAGGCCGCCGCCCGATCTTTACGCAATACCCCGCTTTCACAAGCAGAGTAACCAGCTGCAGTCTATCTTCTTCATTCCACTGTGCAGATCCTTTTCTAATGCTCCTTATAATCTTGCGATCCATTATCCACACCTCCTCATCTGTGTAGTCATTTTCTCCTTGAACGCTTCCGTAAACGCTTTTACTTCTGGTGGCATTCCGCAGTTATGTGATCCACGACACTGGACAATATCTCCGTTTTTCCACTCCATGGTAAAATATGGCTTGTCCGGTTCCTTTGCTTTCCGGATAAAGAATATGCTTGTTTCTCCTTTTGCAACACGATCTACATATGTTCCGACACAATGGTGAAGCGCAGCTCCCTCTGCTCTTATCTCATCCCCTGTTTTTGGAACCACAAGTATCAAGCCCTTTCCCTTTATCGAAAACGCATCCACCCCTTCGTTCTGACCGAGAATTTCTGCTAACGCTTTCTTCGTCTTCTCCATCCTTCTTTTAGCCTCCTGTTCCTTTTTCTTTCGATTCGAGGATCTTCCCGTTCTTTGTACCTCATGTATGAGTATCTCCAGCACACCCCCTGTTCACCTATTGGATAGTTTTCGCTTTCTTTCGTAATGTACTTCACGATTTTATGAAGCGTCGTCTTCCGGTTTGCCTGTTTCAATAAATCCGTATTACATCCGAACGTTTCGTAATACTCTTGGATCTGCTCCGGTTTAAACTGCAAGCCAATCTGCTGTGCTACCTGCAACAGCCGAAGTACATCGTGGTTTCCATCAACAACCTGCAATACTCTGGTATTTACCTTTGTCAGTCCTAAAATCTCATATATGGTCTTTCCTTTAACATTGACCTTACCGGTCTGATAACCACTATATCGAGAATTGATAATGCCTTTTGCAATCTTATTGAGCCCCATTTTACAGATCCATTCCATTTTCGGAAATTCTATATACTTTTTGATTGCATCCTCATATCTCATGGAAACTGTAGGAATATTGGTTGAAAGCACTTCCAATGCCGAGTATTTCATAGGAGTGTGTTCCCACGCCTGCGGCAGATTTCCGGGATATAATATGCATTCCATGCAGGAGATCTTTCCCTGATCTGGACACCAGCGGCAATTTCCTCTCTGCTTATACACTCCCCACTCATATGATTCGCATTTTGGTTTTCCTTTCGGGAACGTATAAATAGCCCTACTGTACTCAGAAACATACCTTTCAATTCTGCCTTTATTTATTAACATGTCCACATATCTGTCGCTTCTCATTGATTGATGTGCTTTGAAGTACCGGAAGACAAAACCGTCTTTCGTAGGATCCACATATGCGAACCACCGTTCATCGTGTGTCCGAGCAGGCATTCGTCCTTTTGCCTTAATAGTTACCCTGCTACCGCAGAACGGACAGATTCCTTTCTCGTTATTCCGAAGACGGATATTTTTTCTGTCCACAATTCCGATTTTCTTACAATGTGTACACTCACATAATGCCTTACCTTTTTCCACTTCCTTGTAGATTAGGTATCGTGCAAAGCTCATTCCTGTATTCCACACCCAATCGAAAAATTCTTTCGGTGCGTCCTTTATTGGATTCATTACCACATCGATCTTGTCAGTCTCTTTCTTATGCTTTTCTGCCAAACGCTTATCTAAAACCTCTTGCTGAAATCTATGTATTTCTACCCAGGGGCTGTATTTATCATCGGTCCTGGAGTATTCTCTAAAGAAATACTTTACTATTTTTAACTCTTCGTCAGATCTCATGAATACATTGAGCCGATATGAGCTTTTATGTTCTTGCTGATTATACGCATAATCCATTAAAGAAAAGTTATCCATCCTATCAAATGAACCTGTAATCCATTTAACCTTTGACGTTTTCAAATCCTGCGTGATATAATCATCGTGCGACAGAAATGTCCGGAAAGCTGCTTCTGTTTTTCCATTCTTGAGGGCCTTAATCTCAAAGAAATTCAGAAGCAGTATCTTTTTATCATCAACCAGATCTGCTGTCACAATATGTCTCATGCCTCCAAGCCGATCTGCAACTTCTATCATTTCCTTAGTTGCGCTTGGTCTTGGAATAGCAGATAATTTTCTTTTTTCCACATCTATCCCTCCCTATAACAAATCAAATAATGACATTTGTCCTTCTGGCTCATTCTTCTTTGGAGTCTTCTTTTTGACTTCTTTTACCGATTTCGCATCCGGTGTCTTTTCCGATGTCTTTTCTTTGCCAGGCTTCTGTTTGGAGTTCTGTTGCTTGCGTTTCTCAGTTTCTTGCTTCTGACTCTTTCTCCGCTCTTTTTCCTCTTTCTTTTTCTTTTCTTCAATGGCTTTATCATCCAAATGGAAATAATCTTCTGCCCATTCGTAAACCACATCATCCCGAACCACAGCACAATTTCCACTTTTCTGTTTTCTCGCCTGCTCGTAAATATAGCCATAGCACTTTTCCCATGTTTTATGATTTTGAAGAACGTCTTCCGCAAGACCGTCATCTTCTTCACAGCGCTTCAGCAAATAGGTTATAACCGGATCGGCAAAATTCTTATCTTTGGCGTTCTTTAATTCTCCTTCCAGCTTTTCCTTCGCTCTCTGTTTTAATGGTTTTGCATTCTCATCCTCCGCTTTCTTTATTGTTTCATCCGTCGGAGTCGGTAAACCACCCACTATATCAGCGAGCGATGCGGTTCCCATCAGAACAAAATCCTCAGTTTTTGTATTTTTTTCTCCTTCGGATATAACTGCTTCGAATGCTTCCTGCTTGGTTTCTTCAATTATTTCCCCCATAGGTTCTACAGGTACATTGTTCTCCAATTCCTCTTCTGCATCGGATACTCCGGATTCGTACTCCTTTTCCAGACGGTCATTGGTTACATCAAACAATGTGTTGCCATCAGCGTCATAGAATACTGTGACGCTTTCTCTCTTTAAAATCTTGTACTCTTTGTTTCTGATTTTTATTGAGCACTGTTTTTCTTCGTCGTTGTAATGGCTTTGAAGAAATGTTTTTACAACTTCATTCCATGGCCAGCCGTAGGTATTGTCGTTTTTCTCTTCCAACGAAAAATGTTTTACATTTTCTCCCATTGTGTTTCCTCCTTCTTAAAATCAAAAAACATATAATACTTTGTGGATTTCTCCTCTTTCTTCTTTGTTGGTGCGCTCATGGCTCCGATACAATGGAACATCCGTCGCAGCGACCACACATCCATCCGAAACATAGGCATATACCAAAATTCCTGCCCTTCTCTCTCTTGTGGAAAAAGCACATGTCCTGTTACGGGATTTGTCAGCGTGTCTCCGATGCAAATATATCCGGCGCATCCAAGCAGCGAAAGCTGTATGTAGCACATCATTCCCGCCACCCGGTCAACATCCTGCCCCACGAACAGGACATGGTTCTGAAAATTATATTTTGACAACTTCATCTCACTTACGGTGGCAATCAGTGTTGCGCCCGCCCCGCAGGCAGGATCGCAAACACTTATATATCCCCTTTGCTCTATCTGCTCGTCCACATCGCCCGTAACCATATTTGACATTGCCTTGCATACGCAATAGGGCGTGAAAAATTGTCCTTTCCAATGATTTCCAAGCTTCAATTCCATGAACAATTCTCCGAGGAAATCCTGTTCCGGGTTTCTTTCGAGAGCTTCAACGATTACAGCCATGCACCGTGACGGCTTATCTACACCGCCAAGACGCTCTGCGCATTGTTTGTACTCCTGCTCCCTCTCCAAATATCGAACACCCGCCTTGTCCGGATCTGTGGAATTCGCCAGAGAGCACGCTATCATGCTAATGAGATCTGCCCAAACCTGCCATGCACTCCGGCTGTAGCACATTTCCCGAAAGACTTTTAAGAATTCCTGCTTTGTCCCCTGTATCTCTTGCACTTCTTTCTTCGCCTTCATCGCAATCCCTTCTCCCTCATGAGCTTATCTATGAATTCAGGGGTTGATACATTTCTTGCAGAGTCTGGGTCTTTATCCTCGATTTTCGGTGTCTTCTTCTCCTGTTCCCTGCTGCTAAGCATGTACTCTGATTTCTTTTTCAATACAAGCTCCGGAAGTAGGCTGTCATTGATCTTGCGCTGTACAATAGCGTCATAAATCTTGAAGAAATGTGCTCGGTTCGCAACTGGATTATCTCCCAGGCACAGCTCCCGGAAGCCCATCCGTTCTACAGCTTCCCTTGTCGGACCAGACAGGCTTTCCACCGCCTCGTCTGACCGGTAATATCCGTATTTCTGGATTGCACGTTGTACATCACCCCAGGCTTCTCCGGAATCTTTTATTTGTGGCGATGTATAATCCGCACATTTCGCTCTTATTTCTGCAATCTGCGGAGGATACGTCTGTGTTGCGATCAGTTCTTGAAGTGCTGTCTCGCAGATCTTGAAGTCGATGTCTCCAAGCATTCGGTACCACAACTGAATACTGTACCTGTCAGGCATGATGTTAAACGTTGGATATGCACTTTTGATCGCAGCTCTTATCACATCAAACTCCTGTGGTGTCATATTAGTTTCCACCTCCATACCAATTTGCCGTAGATTCCATGTATTGCCCCGTTGTCATTCTACGGTTGTCCTGCATTCCTCCTGCTTTTATGATCGGTGCCTTATCCTGCGCCCTTCCGAGCCATCCAGTTATGAAACGCTTTATCCCTCTTTCTGTCTTTCGGTTCTTAGGATTGCTGTCAAGCCACGCATACATCTTCCGAAACTCCTGCTCAACATCAATGGCTGGATATAAGTTTCTAAGAGAATTGAGGTAGTCCAAGGTGACATCAAAAGATCCTGATCCAGTAACCAGAGGAAGTGAAATGAACACTTCCGGTCTGGAGGTTATTACCTCCGGACATATAGTATCTTTCTCTATCTCTTTCTCTATCTCTTTCTCTATCTCTTTCTCTACGTTACCGATGCGTTTCACTCCTGTTACATTGCTGTTACATTGTAACGCTTTCTGTTCTCTATGTTTTCTTACTCGTTCAGCACTTGCACTTTCTGAACCAACCATTTTATCGCATTCCGTTAGGCGGTACTCTGTTTCATCAACCAACTCCATTAACCCTTGTCGAATCAGGAATAAGACCGTTACTTTTACGTTTTCCGAATCTTCATCAAGATCCAGTGCCAATTCCTCATAAAAATCATCTTCTACGCCTTCGAAGTAAAGCTTGCCATCATTTTTCATCGCAATAAGCAGCATTTTCAGATAAATGATTGTGTAGGTATCCCCGCCAGCAATCTTCCGTAATTTCTTTATCGGCTTCTGCCGGAAGAATCCCTCCGGCAGCTTTAACCAATAGTATCGTTTTCCCATTATGTTTCCTCCTAGCAGATTACTTTTGATCCTTCGTCAGTCTTAATAACTGTGATACTCTGACTAAACCTTGCTTTCATCGCATCATCATGTGTGATTGCCATCACTTTTACATCCGGATACCTGCTACGGATTGTTTCAAGAGAATCCACATAGGCCTGTGCTCCATCATCATCCAAGAACGGGGGCTCGTCAATGAAC